CGAGCACGTTGTGCCTCTAACTGCTGCTGGCCGACAGCGTTGAGTTCTCCGCGAGAAGCAGCAGCTTGTTCTGCCAGACCTTTCTGTTGATAAGGCGCACCAATTTCACGGATCTGTTGAGCGTATTTCTGTGCCCCTTCACGAGCTTTACGAGCTGTCAGAGCCGTCTGCACCCCTCCGGCAAGACCAAGACCAAGCCTTAGCTTGTCGCCACCGCTGAGGCTGTCTAGGATCCCTTTCTCAGGTTTTTCTGTGGCTTCAGGAACGCCTGCTTTGGCTAAAGAATAGTCTCGACCACTTAGTTGATAAGAGCTGCCAACGTCAGGGGCAACGCGAGATACGTCAAATGCTGGAGCGCCAGTTTGCGTAGACAAACGACCGGCAGGAAGTCTGAAATCTTCTGTAGAAATAAATTCACTTGGTTGGCTAGTCAAATCAATCCCAGAAACAGCAGGTGGTCCAGACACTGTTTCAGGAAGAGTAACGCCTTCATATCCTTGTGTGTCAAACGCAGGAGTTTGTGGTGCGCTCAATTCTAATGGATTGCCGTAATCGTCTTCGTAAAACTCCATCAGGCCCGTCTCTGGGTTGGTAGTGCCAGACCCACCGTGTTCACGCAGGAGAGCAGCCTCACGGGGATTGATATGCGCCAGGATAGTGTCACCCTTCCTGCCCTTGTCTTGCAACAGACGGGCAATCTTGCGAAGGTCGCCACCCATGCGGGTCAAACTTTTAAGTTCATTCATTTAAATCCCCAATGCGTTTCGCAGTGATTCTGTGTTCCAGACAGGCTCTCTTTCCTTGCCGGATTCTACCCCTTCTACAGCACCCGCTGGTCTATAAGCAGACAAAGCGTCTGCTAGCAATCGAGCAGGACTCGGTCCCGTGATCGTCGTAGGAACTGGTTTTCTAGGACGAGGAACTTGGGTAACAGTAGGGTATATAGGTGTTGTAGGTTCTTGGACGGTTGTGTTTTTAGTGTCGTCATCTCCGCCTACGTCGCCATCTCCGCCTACGTCGCCATCTCCGCCTACGTCGCCATCTCCGCCTACGTCGCCATCTCCGCCTACGTCGCCATCTCCGCCCGTTCCTCCACCTGTTCCTCCACCTGTTCCTCCACCTGTTCCTCCGCCTGTTCCTCCACCTGTTCCTCCGCCTGTTCCTCCACCTGTTCCGCTACCGTCACCTCCACCTCCCGTTCCTCCACCATCTCCAATTACGACGCCAGTATCCGCGCCATCTCCGCCCGTTTTATTACCTGCGCCACCGTCTCCGGTACCAGCGCCTCCTGCGCCACCAAATCCAAGATTTCCAGTCCCAGCTCCAGTGCCGTTACCGCCAACCGTTCCTGTTCCGCCCCTTAATCCGGTTCCTAAATCAGCTCCTAAACCAAATTTTCCGCCTGTTCCTATGCTTGTTAAATATTGATCTCCAGCGCCGCCTGCTCCGGCTCCCGTTCCTGCTCCAACCAATCCTTCACCAGAAAGTGCTATATCATTTCCAATGTCAATGGCCCCCGAAGCATTTGCACCTCCGCCGGACGCTCCTCCACCTCCGCCGGACGCTCCTCCACCTCCGCCGGACGCTCCTCCACCTCCACCGGACGCTCCTCCACCTCCGCCACTTTCGCTTGCCTCACTACCCGACAATGCAACAAAAACATTTGAAGGTTTTACACTAGAGTTTTGAATGTCATTTATTTGTTTTTGAATTTGTGTTTTTTGATCTGGAGAAGCGGTTTTAAGCTCGTTCATCCAAACAGTTAAATATGATTCTTTTTGAGCTGGATTATCAAAAACAGCGCTTGTAAAAAAATTAAGAGGTACGTCTTTGATGTCGCCAGTTGTAGATCCAAACAATGATGCCAATTTTGCGTCAGGAGAACTGCTGTTTGCCAAAGCAGTTCCTTCTGGGTTCAATCCCGCTACCGCAATAAGTCGCTTGAAAGAAGCGTCTCCGGTTTCTCCACCGGAACTTGCAGACCCTCCAACGTCAATTCTCATTACTGTTTCATTTCCAAATTTATCTCTAACAATGCCATTGTCATCGAGATAAACTCCAGTAGCATCTAAATCTTGTTTTTGATCTTCTGTCAAATTTGATCTAACTAATTGTTCTTGTACCGAGTCACTTACAGTGCCAGTATCGGCTGCGGCAACCTGAGTTCCAGCGCCGATGTTTTGACCAACTTTTTCAGATTCAGAAAGAATTTGGTTTGTAATTTGGTCTGCTGTTCTTGACTCTATAGGCGCAGGAGTTGTTCGTTTGTCATCAAGCGTCCCAACAGCAGTTGCAGCAGTGTTCAACAGCGTTTGATCAAGGTTGCCGCCAGAAGATATGTACGTCCTAGCAGCAGTCCCAATGATCTTGCCTGCGTCAGGGTTGTCAGGCATTACACCCTGCACGCCTGCACCAACACCAGCAGCAAATGCGTTGGTAACAATCTGACTAGCGTCACCACCTTTGATAGCAGTGCCAGCAACAGAACCAGAAACAGCACCAGTAACCCCACCGCCTGCGGCAATGTTGATTCCAGAAGAAGCACCCGCACTGGCAGCAGCCGTAAGAACATCTTCAACGCTGCCACCTTGCGCGGCAGTAACGCCAGCGGCAATAGTCGCAGAACCAACTGCTGAAGCAACAGCAGTAGACGCTCCAACAACTCCTACTGCCTCAAGAACCGCAGTTCCAATAAGAGAACCAATACCAGGAACAGCTACAGAAGCAACTGCAATCACGACAGGAAGAATTTGGCTGAAAAAATTGCCGCTTTTTTGCGCTCTAAATTCTGGTGCAAAGTTAATATTTCCTGACGAATCAGATGTAATATTAAAATATAAATCTCCCCCGGAAACTCCGGCATTGCCGCTTCCAATGACCGCAAATTTGCTTGGGTTAATTGTTTGGTTTGTTGTTTTGTTATAGTATTCCGGCTTGGTTCCAACTTGTTCGGTAAATGCAAAACCAAAGTCGTCGTAACGAGTTAAAATATCCGGTACTTGTTTTACACCAATATTTTTAAGGCTTGAAATTCCATTGTTTACCAAACCTTCGGCAATAGCTCTGTTTTGAGGGGATTCACCGCCCAATTCACTTATTATAGATTCAACACTTGTTGCCATCACGCACCTCCTGCTATAGCGCCCATAGCGGCTAACGCAGCCAAGGTCATGTAATTGGTCTGCTCAGGCAATTCCTTCTCCGTGAGGATGCCAGCACCTATCAACTGCTCTCTAAGCATTGCGTACAGGCTAGGATCTTGGATAGCTTGCTGGGCCATCTGACCAACAGCGGACATAGTGCGTACGTCAATGCCGTACTGCTGCATAAACTGCTGTGTAGCAGTCTGAGCCTGTTGCATCTGTTCGTTCACAGTCCTAACGCCTTTACAATCTGTTGGTGAATGCTCAAATGTACGCCGATCCAATCATAAAAGTCATCTTCTACGTTCCAATCTGCGTCTATCAACTGAAACGGATTGTCTAAATTAAGTATGCTTGCTAACCGCTCATGCTCCTGGTTGTGTACAAACAACCAGTCATCAAGATTGTCAGGATTGGCATCTATCAAAGGATACTTTTGTACCAATATCCCCTTGTCAGCCAGAATTTCGTAGAACAACTGGTGCTGGACACCGTTTTCAAACAAGAACCTACCTAATCCTTCTACGTCTCCAAACTCAACGTAAGAAAGATCATCCAAATTCACTTGTCTACCTTGCTATCCAGCTTGTCAAAGATCTTGTTCACCATCGTTTCTATACGCTTGATGGCATCTACAAAGTCATCCCTGCGTACAAAGTCGTGGTGAGAGTCTTGCTTAAAATCATGCACATCTTTTTTGACTTCATTGATCGTATCCCACAATACTTTAAGGATCCACGCAGCCATAGCACCAATTACCGATACAACAATGTTAAATAGCTGCTGTGTTTCCATTTAAACCTCACGGGTTAACGTCCGGTATTACAGTCCAAGACAAAGTTTCTTCGTTCCAAACATACTGTTGGCCGTCTGTAGGCATAGTCACTGGCGTTTCCCACAAACAAGTGTTTTCGTTTAACACCCAAGACGAGTATGGTTTGGGCGGAATGAACGCATCACGTTGAGGGTCATATGTATAGCCAATTCCTGCGTAATTTTTACGGATTTTTCCGTTGTAACTGGTTTGTTTCCAATTTGTATACCCGCCAGACCAGTCTATAAGAAACTGAATTCCTTTAGATTCAGATTCAATTCCGTTTTGCAATAATTCATTGTTGTGAACAACAATGACCTCTAGCACAACGTTGTTGTCGTCTATTTTTGCAAAATGCGCCATGTTTATCCTTAGAACGTAATGGAACCGCTGCCAGTCCATTTGTAAACTCGATACCCTCCTGCGACAGTTATAGTCGGGCTTCCAGTCGTTGATGTTGCTGCTGGGAAACTATCAGCGTATCTAATAATTACAATACCGCTGCCACCCGCACCCGAAGGGTATGATGTTGATGGCCCATATCCAGCCTGACCGCCACCACCACCACCAGTATTGGGGGTTCCATCTATTCCAGCAGTCCACGGTCCTCCAGAAGCGCCATTTCCTCCAGCTCCGCCGCCGCCAGCACCTCCTGTTCCACCAGTACCACCTGAACCGCTACCACCGCCTCCAGCGTAAGTTACAGACGAACCTGAAATAGACGAAGACAGTCCTGCTCCGCCATTACCTGCTGGCCTACCACTAGATCCAGCTGCGCCAGCACCACCTCCACCAGCACCACCGATTGTATTTGACAACGCAGTAGCACCGGCGTTTCCTTGACCAGACGGTGAAGCTGCGCCGCCCGCTCCTGGAGTCCCGCTATCACAACCTCCGCCTCCGCCGCCAGAGCCTCCAGACAATCCATCAAGAGCAGACCCGCCATTTGGCGGCACTCCATGGCCGCCGCCACCACCGCCGGCTGATGTAATACTCCCAAAAGCAGAACTGCTGCCGCTATTTCCAGTAATACCCGTTGTTACTGCTGCTCCACCACCGCCAACAGTTACTGTAATTGGCGTTCCAGAAGTGACTGCAAACCCAGTTGCAGTTCTATAACCACCAGCACCCCCGCCGCCTCCAACGTTTAATCCACCACCGCTGCCGCCACCTGCAACGACTAAGTATTCAACAGTACTAGGCGCTGTTGACGGAGTGACGCTATTACTAGCAGCGCTAGGCGATCCTGTTCCAACGCTATTAGTAGCGGTGACCGTAAACGTGTAGGCCGTCCCGTTGGTCAAGCCGGTGACAGTGAGAGGCGACGCGGAACCGCTTGCAGTAAACCCGCCTGGGCTTGATGTAGCTGTGTAGCTTGTAATAGACGGGCCACCAGTAGAACCGGGTGCAGTAAACGTAACAGTAGCTTGAGTATTTCCGGCAGTAGCCGTGCCAATCGTGGGAGCCCCAGGAACCGTGCCTGCAATAGTTGCGGTAGATGCTGACGTAGCGTTAGCACTTCCAGCCGAGTTGGTTGCAGTAACAGTGCATTTGACTGTAGTGTTGTAATCCGCATCAACCAGCGTATAAGACGATGATGTCGCACCACCAATGTTGGTTGATGATCCTCGAACCCACTGGTAAGTGTAAGTTGGGGTTGGGTATCCGCTCCAAGTGCCGTTTGTTGTTGTAAGAGTTTGTCCAACAGTTGTTGTGCCAGAAACAACCGGCAACGTGTTGTTTGTTGGCGCACTTGGCGTCAATGTTGGAGTTGCCCAAGAAAGAACGCCAGCGCCATTTGTAATTAAAACTTGACCGGCAGTGCCATCTGTATTTGGCAAAGTCCAAGTTACATTAGCAGAAATAAGAGTCGGCGCTTTAAAACCAACGTAGTTGGTAACGCCGTTAGATAGCTTGAGTATTCCACTAGATCCTACTTGTACGTTAGAACCGTCCCAAGTAAGGTTAGCAGATCCACCAAAAGATCCAGAGCTGTTGAACTGAACCTGAGTGTTAGCGCCCCCAGGAGTGCCGCCGCCTCCACCGCTAATCCCAAGAGTAGAAACAGTCTTTAAAGCCATGTTAGACCCCGTCTCCCGGCGTGATGTATATCACAGCATTACCAGTGCTAGTTATACCAGCAAAGTAAGCGTTAGGAGTGAACGTCAGAATCTCGTCTGTGCCTGACAACAGCGGGATAGACGCCTGCGTGCTAGTCACAATCACTGCGTTAGCCACCGCACTGGCGTTAGCCTGCCCGTACCCCATGAACACCGTCACGTTGCCGCTGTTGATGATGCGATACTGATTGCCGCCAAGGGTCGTAGACACGGCCTGCACGGACGTTGTAGGAGAACTGCTAGTGGCCGTGAAGACCACCGTGTTCCCCATAGGAGTAAAGGCTTGAATTCCCATGTTTAACCTTTAGGATACTTTGCTTTTACGGCAAGACAAGCATCAATGTAGGCTTGTACTTGAGCTTGATCACCTTTGACAATCCCGTCAAGGTAATCACGGAAATCAGGGTACTCAGTGGACCTCTTAGCTTTGTATGCAACTGCATTGTCTGCCGTAACCTTGGCATTCCACGCGGCATCTAGTTGCTCTTGCGTAGGCTGTGCGCCCAGTTTGTCCGTATTCCACACCAACACTTGGTCTGGCTGACCTTCTGGCTGCCCTGTTTCGTAGTCATGCGGCCCACAAACAATATTGTTTTGGGACAAATAGGCTTGAATTTGGTCGTTGAGTGCCATCATTTGCCTTTATGAGGATATTCCGTAAAGAGATGCAGAACCAGAATTTATATTAAAAGAAGTAAAGCTAATCAATATTGCTGTTTTTGCAGAAGTGTTAGTAGCGTGACACCCACTGCCAATAATTGTATTATTTGTTAAATAATAAGCATGGGAATTTACCGATGTTATGCTTCCAGACAACATAGATTCAATATAACAATATCCACTTACACCGTCGGTTCCGCTTCCAATAGGAGTTGTGTAAAGTTCAATACAGGAATTTAAATTTGTTCCACTTGCAGTTATTGTTGAATTATTAAAGCTGGCAGAATTCCAATAATAATTAGAAGTAAGATAAGTTGGACCAGATCCGGTGCCAAATTGCAATATCAATCCACCGCTTCCAATATCAGGAACCAAATTTTGGAATATAAGTAAATATTTACTATATCCGCTTAATCCTGTCCAAGACAAATTGGCACTAACACTAGCAGTTTTTGTGCTAATTAAAGTCATCGAGCCGCCGCCACCAGCAGGGGCCGAAGAAATCCAAGTGCTGCCATTGGACGTAAGCACGTTGCCGTTTGTTCCGGGAGCAACAACTTGAAGTGCGGAGGTTCCGTTGCCAAGAAGCACATTGTTGGCAGCCAGAGTAGTAGCGCCTGTTCCCCCGTTCGCCACAGGTAAAGTCCCCGCCACGTTGGACGCAAGGTTTACAAAAGTGGTTGACGCAGTCCCTGTACCGCCGTTGGCTATTGGCAAAGTTCCGCTGACTTGGCTGGTCAGGCTAACACCAGAAAGTGTCCCACCTAGTGTGAGGTTTCCGCTACTAGTAACAGTACCAGACAGAGAAATTCCGTTTACCGTTCCGGTTCCACTTACGGAAGTTACCGTACCGCCCCCACCTCCTGCTGACGAAATAGTAATTCCGCCAGCAGTGTTTGTAATCGTTACGTTAGCACCAGCAGTAAGCGTAGTACGGGTAAAACCACTGCCGTTACCAATATCAATCTGACCGTTTGCTGGAGTTGAAGTTAACCCCGTTCCCCCGGATGACACAGCCAACGTAGTTGACAGCCCCGCTGCCGTACCAGTTGTGTTTTGATTAAGGGTTGGAAATGTACAGTTAGCTAGGTTTCCGCTAGACGGAGTGCCAAGCGCAGGCGTTACAAGTGTTGGGCTGTTAGATAAAACTACAGACCCTGAACCCGTGGAGGTTGTAACCCCAGTCCCTCCGCTGGTTACCGCAAGGGTGGAAGAAAGACCTGCTGCAGTGCCAGTTGTATTCTGATTGAGCGTAGGAATGTCTGCAGCAACAATTGCACGGAATGTTGGTACGCCCGATGATCCATTAGGAGAAGCCAAAACATAATTTGCTGTTTTGCTGGCGTATGGGTTTTGAGTATCTCCGTAATTAGCACTAAGGCTAATAGCTGGAGTTATTCCTCCGCTAGAAGAAACAGGAGCCGTAGCTGTAACCGAAGTGACCCCGCTAGAAGCATCAATAGTAACTGCATTACCAGGGCCGCTGTCTGTGATTGTTGCGTTAGCGCCAGCAGTAAGTATTCTTCCAGAAGTCAAATTTGCAACAGAAAACATTAAAACGTATGGCGCACCAACAGGCGCTCCGTTGCCAGTTCCCGGAATTGCTCTGCTAATCCAAACATTGCCAACACTGGTAAGAACATTACCAAAAAGACCAGCAGATGTAACACCAGTGCCGCCGCTGTTTGCAGGAATAGGCGAAAAAGGATTAGCAGTAATGGTTACGTTTGACAGCGCAATATTGCTTAGAGTTGTGACTGAGTTTCCAAGCTGGATTGCCGTGTTTCCAATAACAATTGGAGTATTAAAATTAGAATCTAGTTGAGACAACGGTATGGCAACCGATGCGTTGGCAAAAGCATAGGGAACCGGCATCTTAGAACCTCACTCTCAATTCGTGTTCGAACTCGAATGCGTTTATTGTAAACGCTGCGTTGTTACTAGTCACCGTCAAACCAAGATACTTGCCATACTGCTGTGCGTCTGTCTTGTACAGAGCGTACCCGGTCGTGTTAACCCAAGTGACCGTGGCATTAGATGCGTTTGTCCAAGGAATGGCAACAGAAGATTGATTTGTCCAAATGACTTGGTTGGTTAGAGCATATGGAGGGCTAGAGTTTGCCTCAGAATCAATCGTTACGTTCAGCACTGCGCCCAGTTGGAGGGTGGCCTCGATCCCAAGTTTCAACGCTTGCTTGGTGCGTATGGCATCGCCCATAGGCATCAGCGCAGTCTGGATTGTGCTGGCAATGTTTGCCGTCAAATTGCCGTACAACTGGTACAAATTCTTGTTTCCCACCCCGTACAAGTTGATCAGGCCGGAAACAGGAACAGATGTAACGTAGTCAAGCGTGCCTTGAGAAGTTAGGAACCACTTCTTCTCAAAAAACACCGCTTGAATCTGCCGCGATCCTTTTACTGGATCTTTGTAGGTAAACGAGAACGCAGCACACAAGATGTTGTTGAGCAGAACTTGTCCACCAGACACAGGCTTGGTGAAGTCAATCAACGGAAAGATGCCGTCTAGCGGGTCTGACAGCTTGCTGGTGGTAGAACCAACCAAAGAGTAGATCCCGTAATCGTTCATGAAAAGAACGGCCCGGAAAAACGGGAAAATGGCGTAGATTCTCTTGCTGCCGACGCTCGCAGAGACGTTGGTGTTCGTAAAAAGCGTGTTACCGTTGGTGTCAACCCTAACGTCACTAAAGACGTTGATAGAGTCGTCCCCAAAAATGTACAAAAAGTTGTTCGCAGAGAACAACGCACGGATGTTGTTGTGCAGCGTCGAGTCTGTGATGGTGAAAGATCCCGCAGACACGCTTGTAAAGTCGCTGTACGAGTCCGCAGCAGAGTAGTAGACCGTCCTGCCTGCCGCTACCCACACACGCCCTGAAAACGTGGCAACGTCAACGATCTGTTCTGTGTTGACCACCACAGTAGCAATAGCGTTGGTGGTTGCCCCACCACCGGAAATCACCACGTTGGCCGTGCTGTAGCCAGCTCCAGGATTTGTCATCACAATTGATGACACTGTGTTTCCCAAAACCACCGCTGTGGCCGTCGCAGGCGTCGTATTTGCCCCGTTGATATTCACGGTAGGAGCAGAGGTATAACCAGATCCTCCGCTGCTCACCAGCACGGATACAGTGCCTGTTTTGAACGTAGCAATCTGCGCTACAGCGTTGGCTCCAGAGCCTCCTCCGCCCGAGAACGTGACAGTAGGAGGGCTTGTGTAGCCAGTGCCGGCGTTGGTGAGCGTCACACTATTGACGCCACCCGTAGAAATGACAGCATTTGCGGTAGCAGAGCCGCTAGAAAAGGTAACGCTAGGTGTTGTAGTGTATCCAGAACCGGATTCAACAACAGTGATCGATACAACCGCCCCGCCACTAATGCTGGCAACCGCAGTTGCCTGCGTGCCGCCTGGTAAATTAGGCGCTCCGATCGTGACATTAGGCACTGCGCCATACCCAGAGCCTCCAGACGTAACGTAGATAGATCTGATCCCACCAGATCCCGTCACGATCGTGGCCGTAGCTGTGGCCTGCACCCCGTTAGCGTCGTTAGGGGCGCTGATCACTACGTTTGGGGCAGATGTGTATCCGCTGCCGGGGTCTGTGACGGTCAAAACACCCACAGATCCTATCGACACAACGCTGTTGCCGTCCCAACTAAACAATCCTTTGTCAGGATCGCCAATAATTAGGCGTTCGTTCTTCCACTGCGCGGCAGAAACGCTGGCGTTACTGAACGTAGCGCTAGTTGCTACATTTGCTACCGTTGCATTGCCGAAATTGTAGTATTGCGCCCTACCGTCGTCCTCAAAACCTACAATGTAGTCGGTTTGACCAAGGTTGGTAGAGGTCAAATAGGTCACATTGTTGGAAAACGTGACCGCAGTGTTAGAGCTAGTGAGGACAGAAGACGGAGCAGGGGTGATCTTGATGTTTGCATTGCCGATAGGCATAGCATTCTCAAGCCATGAAAACTCGTCTTCCTCAATAGCAGTCCTTTGGGCTTTGGTGTTTATGCCCTTAAACCTCTTGAGAACAGCGTATGACTTTTTCTGTTCTTGTGAGGCCATCTTAGTACGGACTACTGTAGGGGTCTGGAATCCTGCGTGTGAACGTGGAGGCTAGTACAGCCTGGGTGTGACGCAAGTATTCTTGGCGGAAGATCTCTGCTTCCCCGTAAGACTGCTCCTTGTACTTGGCTTTGTAGCAAGCGTAGAACGCCACAGGGGTTGTATAGGGGTCAATGATTGTGTCTGCAACCCCTGCCGTTGCCAACAAAAGCGGCAAAGGCAAGATTACAGTGTCAACTTCCATGCTGTACGATTGATCCGGTACAGGAGAAATGTACAACTGCTGCTGACCATACGTTGAGAAACACACCGGCCTACCAACGTAGTTCTGCCAGTATCTCAATTGAGAATTGAAGTTAGTCCATGGCAGGTAACGTAACGGAATACGGGAGTTACCCCAGTAAATCGTTACGTTAAGCACATCCAGAGTCTGCGTGCCGTTAGGCAGCGCCGCAAACGGTATAACTTCAGCGTTCTGAGCATACTGCAACGTCGCTGTGCCGTTGGTAAACGGCGTGGACGGCGGGAAATTTGTACCAGATGCGGGGTAGGGCGGGGCAGTTGTGTCGAGAATTCCGCCTGACGTTACCTGGTAGATAAAGATGTTTGAGAAGATGTACTGACCAGTCGAGACAGCAAGGCCAGCAGACCAGATGGTTGCCGCCGTTCCGTCTGGAGCCAGTGGTGTAGCGGAAATCTGGAGGGTTCGCAAGCACCCAGTATCTCGTACCACTCGTTCACGGGCATCGTTGATGTAGTCCGTGAGTTCGTCGTTAGACCAGAAGTTTCCATTTGCGTCATGGAGAAGCCTTCTGCATTCGGTGATGTACGAGTTAAGGGTTGCCATAGTCCCGCCATTCTACACCCTCAAGAGACCGTTCCCCCCGCCCCTGCTTTCTTGACGGGCAGGGGTACTACGCCTACCGCAGAGGGCTTGCGGTCCTGCGCGGCTGACCTAGATATTTTGAACCTAGCCAGCCTTTCAAGAGCTTGTCCAACGTCCGTAGAATCTTTGGTAAAGTTCAAACGGACCAAATATGGCAACTTGTTCTCGTCACCGTACCCAAAAATGTGTTCAGCAACCGCTACCGGAACTTGAACAGGAACATTTATTGGGAACTTGTAGTCAACACCGGCGAAGCGATCAACTAAGCCGGTGTCTGTACAATTTGTGACAAATACATCCATTAAAAACTAACAACTTCACCGTAAACTCGAATGTCAACCAAAGCAGATGCTGCGTTGGAGACATTGACATACAGAACCGACGTATTAGCGCCGTTAACGGTGGTGGTCAATGCGTAAGGGCTGGCAACCGTCAAGTCTTGAAACCTGTTCACAGCCGACAAGTTTGCCAACGAAGCAGTCGAAACAACTGCATTGCTAGCATTGCCATCATTGCTAGTCGTGATGCTCACGTTAGCAAAAACAGCACTTGCGTTGGGGTTCTGAACAGTAACCCGACGAACGATCACTTCCCCAGATCCAGCAAGCGCACCTGAGTTTGTCAGACCGCCCTGGAGAAGAGGAATTGCCGCCACAGCATTTCCAACCGTCGCCAACGAAACCCCAGTTACCCGACCGACAGCATAGTTACCGAAAAAGTCTGGGGTGTTTGAGCTGACTGCATTTGGATTTGCCATGCCTACTCCTTAGCTGGTGTAAGTCGAGCTTACAGCCACGCCACCGTTAACCGTCAACAACGTAACCGTGTTGGCAGCAACAGCAGAGTTAGCAAACACGTTAACACCGTCAGAGACGATGAAACCACCAGTGTTGTTAGCCAACAGGAGCGACAGAGCAGTACCGTTGTTGGCATACACCGTCGTACCCGCAACCGGGAACATCAGGTATGCACCAGCAGGGATGACGTTACCGGCCACAGTGGCCGGAGCAATCATCGTCGTCGTGGTGAAGTACGCACCAGCCGTGTTGGTGTTAGCACCGGCAATAAGGATTTTGTTAAGGGCTAATGCCATGACTTACTCCTTACAGCGACAGAGAGTTGTAGGAACCAACCCGAGTCATAGACTTGGGCTTGGTATTGACCAACTCGGCAATCATCAGCACTGCGCCGACATAACCGATCTGCCAATTAGGAAGGGTTGACTCAAACCCAGTAAACACGAACGAACCCTGATCGTGGATGTACAACGACAGGTAGTTGGTGTTAATGAAGTAGAGCGTGCCTTCTGGGCAGTAAGGATCTGGGTAGATCGGCACACCAGCAACCATCAGAGCGCGGAACGCTGCCTGAGGGCCGTTGTTGTCGCCATCGAATCCCGATCCCGGGGTGATCACATACTGCTCTTGACCGACGAAGTCTTGAGCCAGCAGCGTCCAAGTACCAAAGCCGCAAACGCCAAACGAAGGCACTTCAGCGCCGTTCTTCACAGTACCAGAGATGTACTGCAAGACGTTTTGACGGGTTGGGTTGACGTTACCTGCGTTGTAGACTTTGGACTTCCACCAGGTGTAAGTCGTACGGTTGATGTTGCCGTAGGTCTGGGCATTCGTACCGTCGTCAATTGCAGCAGGCAGTCCGATAAACTGCTGGGTGTTCGTGGTATTGTTGTACAAGGCAGTTGCCATTGCATCCAACATCACGTTCGTCGTGTCATTCATCCGCGCTTCGATCAGCGGGATGATGGCAGCGTCTTGCTGAACCGCACCTTCCATCCCGAGGAACGGAACAGGCGAGATCATCAGCTTGAGGTTGAACTCAGCGTTGTACGCACCCTGCTGGACAGACGGCTGCGCGAACGAGCCGCTGTAGTCCGACCACTGAGCGTTAACAAACTGAGCGCCCTGAACAGGCACGGTTACCGAGGAAACACCGCCGCTGGCTTGCTGACTGTTGGCAATCA